CACAAGAAGCATGGACCGCTCGTTACAACCACGAGACTGTTGCGATGGGCTTCTCGGTTACCGAAGAAGCAATGGAAGACAACCTGTATGACAGCTTGTCCAGCCGTTACACCAAAGCATTGGCTCGCGCAATGTCGTACACCAAGCAGGTCAAAGCCGCTAACATTCTGAACAACGGGTTCAACTCCGCGTTCAAGTATGGCGACAGTCAGCCCCTGTTTAGCACGGCTCACCCGCTGGTCTCTGGTGGTACCAACAGTAACAGCCCTTCGACCGCTGTCGATCTTAACGAAACCGCTCTTGAAAACGCTGTGATTCAGATCGCTGCGTGGACGGACGAGCGTGGTCTGCTGATCGCCGCTAAGCCGAAGAAGCTGGTCATCCCACCCGCTCTGATGTTCGTTGCGACCCGTCTGTTGGAAACCAGCCTCCGCGTTGGCACCACCGACAACGATATCAACGCACTGAAGAACAACGGTTCGATCCCCGAGGGTTACACCGTTAACCACTTCTTGACCGACACGAACGCATGGTTCCTGACCACGGACGTGCCAAACGGTCTGAAGCACTTTGTTCGCGTGCCGCTGTCCACTTCGATGGACGGTGACTTTGATACCGGCAACGTGCGTTACAAGGCTCGCGAGCGTTATTCGTTCGGCGTGTCTGATCCGCTTGGTATGTACGGCTCGCCCGGGTCAAGCTGATAAATCTAGCCTTTGGCTGATTGGAGGCCCCTTCGGGGGCCTTTTTATTTGCTTTGCTTTTTTGTTTTACTGTGCTATAAAGACACATACCTAGACCACCCCACTTGCTGACCGACTAGGCGGACTTTCCTCAAAAGACAGCAGGTGCAGAATTGAGGATTTATTATGGGTTTCGCTTCCCACCTTGGCCCTTGGCTGCTCGGTACAAACAAGTACACCACCGGCACGACCGCTGGCACGATCCAGAACATGGGCGCAACTATGGTTGCCCAAACTGCTACTACGTCGGTTAATGACACTACCGCAGTTCTTGAGTTTTGCATCCCTGCCGGTTCGCAGATTGTTGACTTTACCGTTGACATCACGACCGAATACGCAGGTACGACGGGTAACACCATTACTATTCAAACCGCTGCGGGCAATTCGCTTGCTACGGTTGGTGGTGCAACAACAACCCCTCTAGCTGTCGGACGCGCAACAACCAATTATGTTGGCGCCCGAGTTGGCACGATGCTCAACGTCGGCTCTACAGACTTGCTTGTGTATGCCATCTACGCTTGCGCTGGTACGGCAAGCGGCGGCGCTGCAACGATTACCTGCCGGTACATCGTCAAAGGCTCCAACGGCGCAATGTACCCAACCAGCACCCAAAACTAAGTAGGGGGCTGCAATGCAGCAAACTGATGTAAAAGCCGTACACTTAGACGCGAGTGGGGTTGGGTACGCTGGGCGTACCCGAGTTAAAGGTTATCAAGTAGCTCCCGGCGGCACTGCCGGGGAGATACAATTTTTTGATAACGCAACTACGAACGCCGGTACAAACGCTTTAACGCTGCACGTTACTACCAACACCGCAGTTATTGCGACGTTGATACCCGGGGAAGGTGTGCTATTTCAAAACGGGTTTTATGTGGTTTTGCCAACTAGCTCGTCTATTACGGTGTTCTATGGCTAAGTCCCCGGCGTGGCAAAGAGCAGAAGGAAAGGACCCCAAGGGGGGTCTGAACGCGAAGGGGCGTGCGTCCGCGAAATCACAAGGGATGAACTTAAAGCCCCCCGCCCCGAAACCAAAAACGAAAGAAGACGCCGGGAGAAGGAAGAGCTTTTGTGCGCGAATGAGCGGCATGAAGTCGAAACTTACCTCAGCGAAAACAGCCAACGACCCCGACTCCCGGATTAACAAAAGCCTTCGGGCGTGGAAGTGCTGAGATGGAACACCACAACATAGATGCCGCCAAGTCCTTCATGGACGGGCTGTCAATATTTACTGTGGTCGGTGCGCTAGCCGACATTCTTCCGTCTTTTGCTTCTTTAGTTACTATTGTTTGGTTGTCAATCCGAATCTGGGAAACCGATACGGTTCGTGGTTGGTTTAAAAAGCCCCCGTTGGATGTTGACAGCGATGCCAAGCAGTAGCAAAAAACAACACAATTTTATGGAGGCGATTGCCCACTCGCCTTCCTTCGCCAAGAAAGTTGGTGTTCCGCAGTCCGTGGGCAAAGATTACGCAGCAGCCGATAAAGGCAAAACTTTTAAACAGGGCGGTGATATGGCTACGAAAATGAATCCCGGTTTTATGGCAATGATGGCTAAAAAGAAGGCCGCACAAGAAGGCTCAAAAGCTGACAAAGCCGCTGACAAAAAACAAATGATGGGCATGAAGAAAGGTGGTGGTGTTGACGGTGCTGCTAAAAAAGGCAAAACCAAAGGCACTATGGTTAAGATGAATACGGGCGGAAGGGCCTGTTAAGGAGTTATCATGGCATTGCCAGACGTTTATACCGCCGACAAAGGTCAGCCACCGATGCCCGACGAAGGTCCTACGACCCGGATTGACCCTAAAGTTGCTGCCGCTCGCGCTCTTCTGATGAAAAAAGCGCTGATGGCTAAGCGTGCACGGAGCGCGATGCCCGGTTCGATGCCGGGTGGACTGCCGGATGTCTACACCGCTGACAAGGGTCAGCCACCGATGCCAGACGAAGGCCCGACGACCCCCGCACCTATGCGTCGTGGTCCCGGTATGTTTTCTAAAGGTGGTTCTGTTGGCGGCGCTTCTAGGCGTGCTGACGGTTGCGCACAGCGCGGTAAGACCAAGGGCCGGATGATATGATGTCTAGCCGGGGGATGGGTGCCATAGACCCATCCAAAATGCCGTCTAAAAAGAAGATTGTCCGTAAGGACGATCCGAACGATGTCGCCTTGTACGCTGAAGGTGGACACGTAAATGAGGCCGGTAATTACACAAAACCCGATCTTCGTAAACGGATTGTGTCCCAAGTGAAGGCTGCGGCAACTCAAGGCACGGGCGCAGGACAGTGGTCAGCCCGTAAAGCCCAGCTTGTTGCTAAGAAATATAAGGCAGCAGGTGGGGGGTACAGAGATTGAAACCTCCGCAGCAGTCTCTCAAAGACTGGGGTGACCAGAAATGGCGCACCAAAAGTGGTAAACCGTCAAGTAAGACGGGCGAGCGGTACTTGCCAGAAAAAGCAATCCAAAGTTTGAGTCCGTCTGAGTACGCTGCAACGACTAAAGCCAAACGTGCAGGTAAGGCGGCAGGAAAACAGTTTGTAGCGCAGCCCAAAACAATCGCAAAGAAAACCGCTAGGTTCAGATAATGTCAGTATCCGGGGTCGCCAACTTTGACATGAACTTCACGGAACTCGCTGAAGAAGCGTTTGAACGTGCAGGTCGTGAGATGCGCTCTGGTTATGATCTTAGGACGGCGCGGCGTAGCGTCAACATCATGATGGCTGAGTGGGCCAACCGTGGTATCAACATGTGGACGATTGAGCAAGGCTCTATCCCCATGAACACGGGAACTGCTACGTACAATCTACCTGCTGACACGGTAGACCTGATGGAACACGTGATTCGCACTGGTTCAGGAAATTCTGCTACTCAAGCGGACCTGACCATTACTCGTATTAGCGTCTCAACGTACGCTACGATCCCAAATAAGCTCAGCCAAGCGCGTCCAATCCAAGTCTATATTGACCGCAAACAGGCCATTCCAACGGTCACCGTTTGGCCTATCCCAGATCAGGGCACGACCGCTTCTCCGTATTACACCTTTGTTTACTGGCGGTTGTGTCGGATGGACAATATTAATACGGGCGTCAACACGGCTGATGTGAACTTTCGTTTCTTACCCTGCCTTACCGCAGGGTTGGCCTATTATGTAGCCATGAAGATCCCTGAAGGCGCACAGCGGCTGGATATGCTGAAGACTGAGTATGAGTATCAGTGGGGGTTAGCTGCGGCTGAAGACCGGGAAAAGGCGGCGGATCGGTTTGTACCACGGCAGTATTTTATCGGTAGCAGCTAATGGCTAATCGGTTCGCCTCCGGCAAGATTGCTATTGCGGAATGCGACCAGTGCGGGTTCCGTTACAAGCTAAAGGATCTAAAGAAGTTAGTAGTTAAGACAAAGATAGTTAGCATCAAGGTCTGCCCGCAGTGCTGGGTTCCAGATCAGCCTCAGTTGCAACTCGGCATGTACCCAGTTGATGACCCACAGGCGCTCAGGGAGCCACGTAAAGATCTTAGTTATTATCAGTCTGGGACAAACGTAAACGGATATCCGTCAGAAGGTAGTCGAGTGATTCAGTGGGGTTGGGCACCGGTTGGCGGGCCTAGAGATTACGGGTTGACCCCGAATGTCTTGGTTTTAGTGGGTCAAGTTGGTACAGTAACGGTTGTGACGACATAGGAGTCCATGATGGACAAAAAAGAAGTTAAAGCTATCGCGGACACGGAAATCCGTGGTCACGAAAAGCGTATGCACCCCGGTGCCAAGAAGATGAAGGCCGGTGGCCCTACTACGGATGACCGCATGAAACAGGGGCGTAATATGTCCCGCGCCATGAACCAGCGCTCTGGCGCACGGGGACGGTAATGGCTAAATTTAGTATGAAACAAGGCGGCAAAGAAGTCGGCCCTGCGTCAACTTATGCCGCACCGCATGATATGTCGGGCAAAACCGGCGTTGACTTGAGTAACAGCGGCTACGGCAAAAAAGCTCGTACGACCAGCCTTGGTGATTTGTGCGTCAGTCTTGGAGATGTCTCCAGCAAAGAGTGTCCACCACCAAAAACCTCTGGTATTAAGGTTCGCGGGACCGGTGCCGCTACTAAAGGTCTTATGGCCCGAGGTCCGATGGCATGAACTACGCTGATCTGGTCACGAACATATCTGACATCACGGAAAATACTTTTCTGACGAGAGATGTAAATATGTTCATCCAGCAGGCTGAGCAGAAGATCTATAACACGGTCCAACTGCCCAATCTGCGCAAAAACGTGACCGGAACAGCTACGCAGTACAACAAGTATGTATCTGCACCAGATGACTTTTTGTCCGTCTATTCGATGGCAATTTTTCCTACGGGTGGGTCTTACACGTTCTTGCTAAATAAAGACGTGAACTTCATCCGTGAAGCGTACCCAAATCCGACTGACTACGGGACACCGGCTCATTACGCTATTTTTGGCCCTCAGTCTTCGTTGCCAACTGAACTAACCTTCATTCTCGGCCCTACCCCGGATGTGGCATATAACGTAGAATTGCACTATTACTACTACCCAGAGTCCATCGTGACTGCTGGGACCACGTGGTTAGGCGATAACTTTGACTCCGCGTTGCTCAACGGTGCGCTGATTGAGGCTATTCGGTTTATGAAGGGTGAGCAAGAATTGATCGCGTTGTACAAGGGTATGTACGATAACGCTATGGTCTTGCTTAAACAGTTGGGTGACGGAAAAGACCGTCAAGATGCGTACCGCAGCGGTCAGACCCGCGTGCAAGTTATTTAATTTAGGAGTTTCTCATGGCTATCGTTCAATCAATGCCTGTTTCATTCAAAGTCGGTTTGATGAACGGGGTTTTTAATTTTCAGACTGGTACTGGGGCGGTGTTTACTGCTGCTATTACTGGGACTTCAATGGTGGTCTCGGCGGTATCGTCTGGCACTCTGGCAATTGGTCAAGGGGTTCAGCTAACCGCTACCCCTAATACGGTCCTTACTAGCGCGTCCGCCGCTGCTTATATCACGGCGTTTGTGTCTGGAACCTACGGCGGGGCTGGCACTTACACGCTAAGCACTTCGGCTACGGTTAGCTCAAGCTCAAACAACTTAACCGCTGGGTCGTTCTATATCGCCCTGTATACGAGTTCTGCAAGCCTTGACGCGGCAACCAGCGCGTATCTTCCCGGCGCTGCTAATTATGAAGTTGTTCCTAGTGCTGGCACTTCGTATGTTACCGGCACGGCAAACATTCCCGGTGGCAATGTACTGAGTGTCTCGGTCACGCCTTCACCGGCAGGTCCGACGTGGAGCACGTCAAATCAGACCTCGTACATTAACTTTTCTGATACCACGTGGTCTACTATCTCCATGACCGCTCGCGGTGCTATGATTTACCAGAACAGTACGCTGACGATTGGTGGAAGCTCCATCATTCGCCCTGCGGTTGCTATTTTGGACTTTGGTTCTGACAAGACATCAAGTACCTCTAACTTTACGATTCAGTTTCCGTCAGTGGGCACAAGCCCAACTGGTTCAACGGCGATTGTCCGCATTGCAGGAAGTTATCCATAATGGCTGTATCCCTTAAACACCAATTTACAAGCGGCAAACTTGACGGTACTGATGCCACGTTGGTTCAGCCGTCAAACTGGAACGCCGAGCACACGTTGCAACTTGCTACCAGTCGCTTGCTTGGGCGAACGACGGCGGGAACCGGTGTCGCAGAAGAAATTGCTGTGGCGGGGTCATTAAGTTTGGCTTCAGGTACGCTGACCGGCACGGGCGCATCAACAGGCAAGGCAATTGCCGTTGCCATCGTATTTAGTTAAGGAACTCCAGTGTTGACGCAAGACCAAGTTAAGGACTTGTTCGACTACCGTGAAGACGGTAAGTTGATTCGTCGCCGCGCTACAGGTGGTAACGGCAACTACGCTGGTCGAGTGATTGGAACGACTCCTACGGGAGAACGTAAAAATCGGTATAGCATAACCAAGATTAGCGGCCAACACTGGATGGTCCATAAACTAATCTACCTGTGGCATCATGGAGTTGTGCCGGAGCAGCTTGACCACATCAACCACGATTCGTCTGACAACCGAATTGAAAATCTCCGGCCTGCGGATACAGCAAAGAACGCTCAAAACCGCCGCTTGTTTGCAAACAATAAGTCGGGTTGCAAGGGCGTGATTTGGCACAAACGTGTTAAGAAATGGCAAGCATATGTTTCGGTGGACAAGAAGATGAAACATCTTGGATATTTTGAAGATATCGAACTTGCCGACTTGGTAGCCACCGAAGCTCGTGATTTGTATCACGGTCAATACGCAAATCATTCTTAAGGATATAATCAATGTCAAACCCGAACATTGTTAACGTCAGTGCCATTTACGGCACCACGACGTACTACACCCCGTCAGGGACATCAGCGGTTGTGTTGTTGCCTAACGCAGCATCAAGTGGGTTGGTGTACAAGATTGAGAACTTGGTGATTGCAAACACTACGACATCAGCGGTCAATGCAACGGT